TTGAATGCGATGTGGTGGATAACTCCCAATGAGAAAAGAGATATACAACAATTTGAGGAGTTAGACAATCCAGTAATGAATCAAATAGTTATAGATTCGGGCAAGATGTTATTGAATGACTTAGACACAGGCATCGTTGATGTAACTATGCCCGAAGAAGTGGTAGATTTAAGCTAAATGGTTGAAGAAAAAAGCATAGAAGAAATAGTAAATATTATCAATAAGAAAATATTGATGATATTGATTGAGCAATTGCCAACTCCATCCTGCCAATTAAAAAAGCAGAGAAATGATTGGAAGATTAATCAAGTAAAAATAAAATTGTCACAATTACTACACAGATAATGACAAAGCAAGAGCAAAGATTATATTGGATTAACTGGTCAAGATTTCAGCAGAAATATGAGAAGGTTTACACAAATAAATTTAGGGCAGCTTTACAAACACAAGTAAAAGCGTATATAAAGACACAGGACTTGATGTCTGTTCCAACATTCCCAATTTATAACTTATTGAATCAGCTTTACAAATCTATTGGCCCATCGTGGGCAAAGGTTGTAATGGCTAATACTGAGAAGGCTGGAGGGATGGGATTTAATGAAGAGATAATTGCATTGATGCAAGAATATTTTGGTATTGACTTATTGAATTTTGCAGAATTGATGACATCGTATAGCAGAGATATTATTTCATCTGTTTTAGTAAATGCAGCGCAACAAGGATGGGGATTTGATATGATTACGGAGCAACTACTGAAACATCCCGAGTTCAACAGGATGAGGGCAATGAGAATTGCAAGAACTGAGACTGTTACTGCTGCGAATACTGCTGCCGTTATTTATGCTAAAAAATCAAATTTAGTATTGGATAAGATATGGATAGCAGTTAAGGACAAACGCACAAGGCATAGCCATAAAAACGTTGATGGTTCTGTAGTTAATTATGATTTGCCTTTCAATGTTGATGGAACACAAATGATGCAGCCGGGAGCAAGAACACAGCCTAATGGATTGCCAGTTCCAGCACAAGAGACAGTCAATTGCAGATGTACTGTAGCGTTTATTCCTAAAAGGGATTCAAATGGTCGGCTTTTGAGACAGTCATAGGAAAAGTATCTCTCATTATTTTTTCGGTAACTCTATCCCTTTCAATTTTCTCATTAATTGCATTTTCGACAAATTTTGATAATTTAAAAATTGGTGGGAGGGAATTTCGCAGATGGTCGTATGTGTCATTAGATATGCGAATATTTTTGCCTTTTGTCATAACATTTTTTACTACAAAATAACACAAATTATTTGAACATAAAAAAATAAAAATCAATTAACTTTATATCGTGGACAAATTATATGTTTATAAGACTGATACTATATCAGCTAAGATAATGGATGCAGATCCTAAGTTGGGAATAGTGACTGGATATTTCAGTCATTTTAATAATGTGGATAGTGATGGAGACATCATTAAAAAAGGCTCATTTACAAAGACAATAAAAGAGCAAGGCCCAGCATCAACTCAACCAAGGATTAAACATTTATTGAATCACGATCCAGCGCAACCATTGGGTAAACTTTTGAATTTAAAAGAAGATGCTACAGGATTGCTATATGAGTCACAAGTTGGAACGCATAATTTAGGACAAGATTTTATTAAGATGGTGGAGAGTGGTTTAATTACTGAGCATTCTATAGGATTCAAGGTAATGAAGAGAAATCAGATTCAATCTTATGATGACTATATAAAAAATTCATCAAAAGGGTGGTATGAGATTTCAGAAGTGAAACTTTACGAAGGTTCATCATTAACGGCTTGGGGTGCTAATCCATTGACTCCGATAACTTCTTTGAAGTCGGATTTTGATGTTGATTTAGTTATCAGCCAAATGGCAGCGATTGAGAAATTCTGCCGAAATTCAGATGCAACAGATGACACAATAGAGATGTTGTTGTTGCATTCTAAACAATTGACACAGTTTATATGCGATATAAAGAATGCCACTCAGCCGACAATTGTCACTCAGCCGGAGGATAACATTGCAGATATAATTCGTGAATTTAATAATCATTTAAAAAATTAAAAAAGTGGATAAAAAAGAATTACTTACCGAACTGGAAGGATTGAAGTCGACACTTGAAACTTCAATCTCCGAAAAAACTAAGTCTGAAATTGCTGAACAATTAAAATCAGTTGTTGCAAGTATAGACGAAAAAATCAGTGCTTTTCAAGCATCAAACGATTCAGCAGATTCTGTAAAAGAAATGTCTGAAGAAGTTAACAAAATTAAATCTGAACAAGCTGCAATCCTAAAGGGTTTTGATTTACTTCAAACAAGGGTAAAAAGCACAAAAACTAATGCCGTGGAAACAAGAAAATCATTTGGAGAATTATTCCAAGAAGGTTTGAAAGAAAACTTTGATGCAATTCAAAGCGTAAAGAAAGGACAACCTTTCAGAATGGAATTGAAAGCAGTTGGAAATATGTTATTGTCTGCTAATCTTACAGGAGATGGTACTGCTTCTTATAGCAATACACAGGCTATTCTTCCAGCACAAAAAATAAACTTTAGGGATTTAATCCCTACTGCCGTATCACCAACTGGACTTTATGTTCAATATCGTGAGACTGGTGGAGAAGGTGCTATCGCTAAACAAACTGAAGGTTCTTCAAAAGGACAAGTTGATTACGATTTTACTGAGGTTAAAGTTGTTGAATCTTATTATGCTGGTTTTGCTCGTTTCAGTAAGCAAATGGCAAAGCAACTTCCTTATATGCAATCTACTCTTCCTCGTTTATTGATGAGAGATTTCTACAAGGTTGAGAATGCTGCTTTTTTTGCAACTGTTTTCGCTGCTGCAACTGGAACAACAACAACTGCCGAAACTGATGACATCAAAACCATTATGGATATGATTGCTAATACACAAGCTGCTAATTTTAGTGGTTCTTATGGTTTAGTTAATCCTCTTCAAATGGCTCGTTTGAATAAGTTACTTTATACAAATGGATATTATCAAGGTAGTGGTGGTGTTGTATCTGCTCCAAATGGTTCAATAACTATCGGTGGAACTCCAATCATTGCTGCATCTTGGGTAACTGATGACAAATTCTTATTGATTGATCGTGATTATTGTGAAAGAGTTGAAACAGAATCTTTGGCGATTGAGTTTTCTATGGAAGACAACGATAACTTCACTAAGAATTTGATTACTGCTCGTATTGAGTGTCAAGAAGAAATTAACTTGATGCTTCCTGCTTCTGCAATTGCAATTGACTTAGGAAATGTTGCTTAATTGAGTGTAGTTTTAGAGTGTTGATAACAAAGCCCTACCCACATTGGGTGGGGTTTTTTAAAATAAATATATGGTATCTTACAATTGTGTTTTAGATATTGAATTTAATGAGGATTCAATCACAGAGCCGGTAACTTTAGAAGAGGCAAAGAATTTCTGTAAAATAGATATAGATACTGATGATGATTTGCTTGACTTAATGATAACCAGCGCAAGAGAAATGTGTGAGGATTATACAAATATTGGATTTGTTCAGCACGAAGTTGTTGCAGTTATAAACAATGGTAATGGTGGAGTTTTACTGCCTTATGGCCCAACAGGAGAGATTACAGAGATAACGGATTCTAATGACACAGTATTGGATGAAGGAACTGGATATACTTTATCCGGAAACATATTTAAATCCATTTTAACACCAAAGGCAGATAATTTGACTGTAACATACGCTACAGGATACGAAGTGTTACCAATGCGCCTAAAATTAGCCGTATTAAATCAAATTTACTTTCTTTATGACAATCGTTCACAAACGGCAGTAAAAGATTCAAGCATCAGTCCAATAACTGCAATGATATTAAAACCAGTAAGCCGTGTTATATAATTTAAGTGCAAGGGTAACAATAAAAAGATGGACAACTATCAAAAATGAATTTGGTGGTTTAGTTCCTATGGAAGTGGCATCTTGGGAGAAGTGGGCAGATGTAAAAATCAGTAATTGGCAATCTGCCGATTACACCATAGCATCCGGAGTTTTAAATAAAGAGTATCAACAAGATAAATGGCAGTATGATACAAATATTATATTGAGATATGAGAAGGAGAGGCCAACAAAATCTAATGATACGATAATATACGAAGGGAATACTTACACAATAGATAGCATATCAATTAATACTGAAAGTGCAAAAAGTTTTGAAATAATAAAATGTTCTAAAATTGACCAAAATATAAATGATGATGCGCCAATGGATACCGATAATATTAAAGTAGCAAATTACACATCTGAAGTTGGTGGTGAATACATAATCGTATTACCGGAACTAATAGCAAAGAATGTTTTTGGCGCATTCAAGGATGGCATTCAATTCGTGGTTAAGACTACTGGAAGTGCTAATGGCAAAGAAGTTAAATTTAATTCAGCAACAGGCGAATTGACTTGGGGACAATTATTTGAGGATGGGGAAGTCGCTACTATACTTTACTATTAATGCCGTATAAAATACCATATAATTCGCTGCCCGATTGTGGAGGGTTAGAAGTAGGAGATTATGTACCAATGCTTAGGACTCCATTTACTGAAGGGAGAGCCTCTGTGCAAAATTTCATTGATATAGTCACTCCATATCAAATATATTCTGCTGCATTCAATCAGACAGGGACAGATGATCCCACAGTCAAAATATTTCAAAATACAATTGGTGCAATAGAATGGGCAAGAACTTCAGCAGGTAATTATGAAGGGAAATTAATAGGTGCATTTTTAGATAAAGATGTTCCTGTACAATTTGTAATGTTAGGGATGGGAGGAAGTGGTGCATTTCATTTTGCATCAATAGAGAAAGTGGATGATGACAATGTGCTTCTTACAACCACAAATGTAAATACTGTGCAAGATAATTTATTGACAGATTCTTTCTTTGAGTTTAAAATTTACGCATCCTAATTATAATGGTAAAATTTAGTGTACAAGGATTAGACAAAACAATAAAAGACATTGGCAATATGTCTAAAGATATTCAACAAGAAGTATCAATGGAATTGACTGCTTGGGCAATGGATGTATCAAGAGATGCCAAGCAATTGGTATCAATAAATTCATCCGATAGAGGGTTGTTGAGCAACTCAATTAATTATAAAGCTGAAGGATTGACTGCCTCAGTATCTGCATCGGTAGATTATGCAGCATTCATTGAGTTTGGAACACGCAAATTCGCAGCACAATACGTTTCATCATTGCCTCCCGATTGGGCAGCATACGCAGCGACTTTTAAAGGAAAGAAGGCTGCCAATCAAGGAGGAGTTATGAAAAGATTGATGGAATGGGGAAAGAGAAAAGGATTCGATGATGAACACGCATACTTTGCAGCTAAAAAGATACTTAGAGAAGGAACAAAACCTCATCCCTTTTTATATCCAGCAGTTAACAAAAATTTGCCTATTTTTATGAAGAACGTTAAAGATTTAATTAAATGATAGATGTAAACTCATCGGTATTACAAGCATATTACGAAGTCATTGACGGCTTGGATATTCCTTGCTATGAGGGTGAAGAGCCGGATAACGTGCTTGATAAGATATACGTTGTTATATCGGATGCCATATCCAAAGAGACTTCTACAGATAGCACATCAGATGTTCAGCTTACGATTCAGCTTTCAATTCATTCGTGGGAAAATAAATATAATAATTCAAAGCAATTAAATATTATTGCTGGACAGATTATAAGCGCAATTAAGCCAACATCGACAAGTGTGCTTGACTTATCGGCTTATGACCTGCAAATGCTAAATTTATCAATTCAGACAGACAGAACGGATAGATTGGGTGAGATTTCGGGTAGGGTATATATTACGAGGAATTTAATATTCAAACAGGATATTTTTATGAAACAAACTCCTTAATAATCAAAATATTTCATAACTTCATATTAAATTTTATAAAATGGCAGAACACAAAGTAGCTGGTGGTACAATGTTATTATTCATTGACTCAGCCGGTGGAACAAGTTACGATATGGTCGTATGCTTAACTTCAGTTGGAAAATCTAATACTATCAATGTGGTAGATGCAAGTTCAGCTTGTGGGCCGGACAAATCACCCGGTGTATTAGAGATTAGTTATTCTTTTGAAGGACAACATCTTCAAGATCCAAGTGGTGGAAATTTAAGTGGAACATCTTTACTACAATTGCTTAGAGGTAAGACAACTGTAGGATTCAAGATTGCTCCAGTTACTCCAGTTACTGGTGATGAAAGCGAAGAAGGTACTGGATATTTCTCCGAGTTATCTTCAACTTATGCTTTTGATTCAGTTGGAACTTTTAGTGGAGCATTACAACCTTATGGTACTCCAACGATTTCAGTAACTGCATAAAATAACATACAATGGCAGAGCATAAAGTTCAGCCATCAACTATGTTATTATTTATTGATCCATCGGGTGGCGATAACTATGATACAGTTGTATGCTTAACGAATGTAAGTAAAAGTAGCAGCGTTAATAATATTGACGCTGCTTCTTGGTGTGGGGAAAAGAAAGTACCCGGAGTTATTGAAATATCTTACTCTTTTGAAGGATTTCATTTGCAAGATCCAAATGGAGGAACGATAAGTGGCACATCTTTGTTGCAATTATTAAGAGCAAAGACAAAGGTAGGGTTTAGGATTTCTCCAGTTGCTCCTGTTGTCGGTGATGAGATAGAGTTTGGTGTATGCTACATTACAGATTTATCTTCAACTTATGGATTCAATACAACAGGGAGTTTTAGTGGAATATTAACTCCAAAGGGAATTCCAACAGTTAGAGCATATACACCTCCGTTGGGTGAGCCATTGGCACTTGGATTTGATTTTGCAGTATGGCCTGTAGCCGATCCATTAAGTATTACGGATTGGAATACATTTTTTGATTTACCAACTTATGGAACTCCATTTACCAGCGTTGTGTTGCATTCAGCAGATGTTATTTATTTGTATGGTGCAACTAACATAACAATAAAAGAAGACCTTTTTGTACATAATTCTGATATAGTGCTACTTAGAGATCTTTCATTATGCATTAAGTATGTTAATGATAATGCATTTAGAGATTGCAGTAATTTAAGGACACTTCAAATGGATAGTGTACTTACATTCGGTTTTCGTTCATTGTCTGATATTAATGATAATTGTGAATTTAATTATCCAGTCTTAAATAGTATTGGAGATAATTGTTTTGAGGATAATAATGCAAGTAGAACATACACTATGCCATCATTGGTTAATATGGGACAGGATTGTAATGTTAACGATGTATTTTTAGGAATAAGTGGTCAAGAAATTACTTTAATTATTCACTCTTCATTAATGCATTGTAACGGTGGTGGGGCAGATGGAGATATTGAGTTATTAGATTCATTAAATGATGTAACCATAGTCACAGATTAAATATTATCTTTAACAATAAAACTACACAAAAAAATGAGTTATTTACAAATTGAACTTGGAGGAAAAAAAAGAGGGTTAAAATTCAATCAAATGGCGATTGAAATAATGTCAACAACCAATGACACAACAACTGCAACAGGATTTCTTTACTCAATGATTTATGCTGGATTGAAAGGCAATAGTTATGTGAAGAGAGAAGAGGCAGATTATACGTTTGAAGATGTTTGCGATTGGATTGATGTTATGCCAAATAGGGATGAGGTTACTGCTGAGATTATTTTAGCATTGACTAATACTCAAATTTGGAAGGACTTGACAACCATCAAAGAAGATGCAAGTGATGACAAAAAAAAAGTGGAAGAGAAATTGCCTATAACAACTTAAAGTTTGCTTTAGGTAAATTGGGGTGGACTGCTTATGATTATTATACATCGATGCCTATAGAGTTCTACGCAGCTTGTGAGGGATATATGGAGAAAGATGAGGACTTTGCCAAGGTTATAAGGTTTGCATCGTTCAGAGTGGCTGAATCAATGGCTGGGAGCAAAGCAATAGGAAGTATTGAAAAGTTTTGGCCAATGGATAAAAATGAAGAAAAGAAAACCAATCCATTGACACAGGAAGAGATAAAAGGTATATTTGAGAGGCACAACATAAAGAGTAAGAAATGAGTGAAGAAATAAAAGTCATATTAACGGCAGATACAACACAATTAAGAGCGCAATTAACTCTTGCCGAGAATGATTTAAAGGCATTTCAGACTGAGATTAAAAGGGCAACCAATGTCCAAGATATAACCAAGCTACAGAATTCAATAAATATATTAAAGGATAAGATAACTGGATTAAGAACATCCATTGCATCAAGTGGTACATCAATGGATGCATTATCTACAAGGACTAAAGGTGCTGGTTTAGCAATGACTGATTTAAGCCGAATTGTACAGGATGCGCCTTATGGGTTTATGGCTATCAGTAATAACCTTAATCCAATGCTGGAGTCTTTTCAAAGACTTAAAGTTGAGAGTGGTGGTACTGGTTCAGCATTAAAATTAATGGCAAGTTCATTGAATGGCCCTGCTGGTATAGGGTTGGCATTATCCGTTGTATCTTCTGCAATTGTTTATTTTAGCACTCACGTTTCAAAAACAAAAGCAGTTATAGATGAGGTAAAGAAAGCGAATGATGAGTTTAAGAAATCATTATTAGATGCACAAGCTGGAGCAATGGCTGCTGGTGTTCAATTACAACTTTTTGTTGATATTGCAAAGAATGGTAGTTTACCATTATCACAAAGAAACGAGGCTTTAAAAGAAGCGAATAAATTACTTGGTGAACACGGAATGGTGTTGACTTTGGACAATATCGCATCAGCAGCAGCAACCAAAGCAGTAACAGATTATACAAATGCATTGGTAGCACAAGCAGTTGCACAGGCTTATGTAAAAAGAATATCGGATGCAACAGTTCAAAAACAAGATTTACTTTCTCAATTAAATACGAATCAAAAAGAGCAAATAAGATTATCAAAAGATTTGGCTGCACAAAAGCTACTTGCAGCAAATCAACAAAAAGAACAAGAAAGGAATGGAGCAGGTCAAACAGATTATTTAACTGTAATACAGGATAAATTAAATAAAAAAATTGAAGAAGGTGCAGCAATCAGTCAAAAAATAATTTCTACAGAGAAAACAAGAACAGATGGATTAATTGAGGCTGGTAAAGCTACTCTTGATGCAACAAACTTAATGGCTGGTTTAGGAACAAAAACTAAAGAAACATCAAAAGATATTGAGGATATAAATGATGTATTAAATAAACTACAAGAGGATTTACGAGATCAAAGAGCCTTAGCAATAACTTTTGATACATCAACATTAAAGCAACAGGCAGACTTAATTAATACTGCCATAACTGATTTAGTTACCAAATTCAATGTTTCTCCTTCGGATAGTCAAATACTGAAATTAAAAGCACAATTAGCACCTATAGATATTGGTATTGCAATAGAGAAACTTATTGCAGATGCAGCAAAGCAGCAAGGGAAGGATGTTCCATTATTAAAATTAGGAGTTGAGCCTGTTATGCTTGGCGAGAAATGGCAACAAAAACTTGAACTTGGGCCATTAAAAAAATATATAATCGATAAAAAAGCATTAGAAGATAAGGATTTAAAAGATACACAGGATTATATTAAACAGATGAATAGCATCGTATCGGGATTTGCTGAAGATATGGTTATTGCATTTAGCACAGGATTGGGAGATATTTTATCCGGTGATGCTGGATTTGGAGATTTATTTGCAAATATATTTAAAGTCGTTGGTCAAGGGATGGTCACCTTAGGTAAATTCTTTATCCAAATGGGTATAGAGATAGAAATAGCAAAAACTGCTTTAAAATCACATCCTCTTTTAGCAATTGCAGCAGGTATTGCTTTAGTTGCTATTGGTACGGCAATATCTAACTCTATGAAAAAACCAGCATTTGCAGTAGGAACACGAAATGCACCGGGTGGGATGGCATTGGTTGGCGAGAGAGGGCCGGAGATGATAAACCTACCAAGAGGCTCATCTGTAACTCCAGCAGCACAAACTGCCTCAATGATGGGTGGAATGCAATCTGTTGAGGTTTATGGAATGCTGAGAGGTCAAGATATATTCTTTTCTAATAAGAAATATGGTCAAACTTATAATAGACAAACATAATGGCATACGGAGTAAGATATACTGCATCATTTAATTCGATAGGTCAAAATAATCTGTCATATACTTTAAATCTTAGGCTTAAAGATTATGCAGGGAGTTCTGAGACTATCTATTTGACTGAGAATCCTATAATCCAAGAATGGCAAGAGGATAATCCAAAAGCACCGATTAAGGGTTCAGCTCTAAAGATTAACATATTAACTCCGGGGGTTGTTACGTTGGAGACATTTTATTCCAATGCAGATGACACTTGGTTGGTTGAATTCCTTTGCGATACTTTATATGCTGGGCAGTTCATTGGTTATTTAGTACAGGATGATTGCGCTGAATTGCAAGTGGATTACTATCACTCCATACAATTAACGGCAACTGATAGTCTTGGTTTATTAAAGGATAATGATTTCAAAGTTGCTGCCATTGCAGTAGGGGTAACTGATCCAACTATTTATTTAAGTTTAAGAGAGATAGTAAAAATTTGCCTTTCATCTACAAAATTAGAGTTATTAGGATTAAAGGTTGCATCTGATTTACAGGCAACTGGAGCAGCACACGGCAGATGGCTTGATGATGTTTATGTCAAAGGAAAATCTTTTATGACAAATGATAGCCAATGGATGGATTGCTATAAAGTATTAGAGCAAATAATGTCAAGATTTTACGCAACTTGTTTTCAAGCAAACGGATATTGGTATATAGTAAGATGGGGGGAATTATATGTTATGAAAACTGCTTATGGAGCAACTTTAACTGGACATATTTACGATGCAAATTTTGATTATAGTACTAATTTATCTGAAACAAATGATTTCACTTTCTTATCCGGTAATGATTTAGAAACTGGAGTTATAAAGTCAATCATTAGACCTTACCAATATGTAAAAGAAACATTTGAATATAAAACTCCACAACAAGCATTGTGTAATTACAATATGAAAAATATTGGTGCTTTTATTAGTGGTGGTATTTTTGGAACTGGTAGTTACGAAGATTATGTTATGAATGATTGGGATCCATATAATCCAGCACATCCCGAAACTTATTTTATAAGAATAATTTATGATTCGGCTGGAAATGAAAGCGATAGATGGGGAACAGTATATACTCAAAATTGGGATAGTCAAAGAGGAGCTAAATCTTGTGACATTGAGGTTGATATTGGACAAATAATAACTTGGTCATTTGATTTTGTTACAGAGGATTCCAATGCTGGTGCTGGTAATGTTAATTTTATAGTTACATTATCAGATGGCACAACTACTAAAATATTAAATAATGATGGGGATTGGGTTACATATGGTGCTTGGAATTTTAATTGGCCTAATGGTGATAATTTGAATAATTGGCATAGTATAAATATGAAAAGCAATACAATCCCATTTAAAGGAGTTATAAACTTATATTTGGCACATTGCAGTCAATCTAATAACGTAGAAACTTATTATAGAAATTTTAATTTCGGATTAGAGTATGAAATAATTGGATCAAGACAAATCGTAGGTCATTTCCATAAGGACTTAATGCCTTATACCATTAGCAACAATAAAGACTTTGAAATATTATTAGATGATACAAAGGGTTCGATTGCGAATGGAACATTATTCTTAGATGGATACACAAGCCTATGCAGAAATAAGACAACTACTTGGAATGATCAAGGTTTATCTGTAAGACCTCTTGGATATGTGACAACAGTAGAAGAG